GGAGAGAACACATGTAAATCACCTCAAGGTATGTTTGAAGACTTCTTCATCCCAAACAACCTGCAGTATGTAAAAGACTGCATTAAAAAATATGAAGAGTAATTTATTTAAAAATTAATAATTAAAAAGTAAAAATTATGTTTAACACACAAGGAATGACAGCCGGATCAGGCAAAGAAAAACCAGTTATTGGAACAGGTAACCAAAAAGTAAAGATTAACTCTGTTACTTTTGATCAAACACCATATGATGCAAATGCATATAACATTACATTGCATGTAGAAAGTGAGCCTATAACAGGTGAATTTCAAGGATTTTTAGTAGATCAAAATAATCCTAATGGACCACGTTATTCAGGTCAAGTAGGTAGAGTAAGGTTTAGCCCTTATGCATATAAAGATACTATTCTTCCTAATGGTAATGAGATTAGCCGTGACAATGAAGTTATGAAAGCCATGGTATTTTTAGCTGAAACTCTAAACAAAAGAGCGGATCTAGATAAGATTAGTGCAAACACAATTGAAGAATTCATGAGTGCATGTAATAATATCTTTTCTAATTCAGGTTTTGTTAACGTATGCCTTGCAGCACGTGAATGGGAAAACAAAGAAGGTTATATCAACAATGATTTGTTTCTACCAAAAATGAGTAAAGGTAATGTGCCAATAGAAGCACTTGATGTAGAGTCATCTAAATTAATTACATTTGATTCTAACAATCCTCTTCACTTAAGAAAAGTTGTTAAAACAGATGCTCCAGCAACAACAAGCTTTGAGCCAACAACTTCATCAGCAAGTGACTTTGATCTGTAGTCAGAAATTAACCTAAAATTAGAGGGGGTGTAATGCCCCCTTTTTTTTTCAATTTGATTAATATGTTTAACACTAAAAATTTAGTATTAGAAATAGATGATATACCAAGTTATTGGGTGTTTCAATATTATTTAAATTTATCAGAAACCTTAACAGGACAGGATATAAAAATACATTCAGTATTTAATCCTAATGAGAAAACACCAAGCTTTTGTGTTTATGTTGACCCAAGAATAAGTCAATATAAATTTAAAGACTTCTCAACTGGTAATAATGGTAATAAAGTTGACTTAGTAAAACTTATGTTTAATATTGGTTATACTAAAGCTGTAATGAAAATTATATCTGACTATAATATATATGTCAAGCAGAATGGTAAAGCCAAAATTGAATTTAAACCTGTATCTAAATGGGAAGTGGATTTTATAAAACACAGACCTTGGAATCAACTAGATGCAGATTACTGGTTATCCTATAGGATAGGTATGTCTATGTTGGATTTGTATAATGTTAAGCCAATTGAGTATTATAATCTCATAAAGCAAGAAGATGGTCACATTAATACATTAAAAATACAGGCACCAAGAATTTATGGTTACTTTAATAAACATGGAGAAGTATATAAAATATATCAACCCAATAGTAAACATAGATTTCATAAAGTTAATACTTATCTTCAGGGACTAGATCAATTAAAATATGAGAAACCTTATTTAGTAATATGTTCATCATTAAAAGATGCAATGTGTTTAAAAAGTATGGGTTATAACGTTGAAGTTGTAGCACCAGACTCAGAGAATACTATAATTAAACCTCACATTATACAAAACTTTAAAAAAAAGTATAAAAAGGTTATTACATTGTTTGATAATGATGAAGCAGGTTTTAAAGCAATTGAAAGATATGCATCTGCATATGATATTCAAGGATGTTACTTAACTATATGCAAGGACGTATCAGATGCTATGGAAAAGCATGGCTTTGATAAGTTACATGAAGCATTAAAACCATTACTAAAGCAAACACTTAATAAATAATATGAAAAAACCAAAAAAATGGTGGATACCAGGTTCCGTACCTTCCAGTAAAAATGGAAGAAGATGGACGGGTAAATACTTTATAGCTAGTAAGACAGTAGTTAACTATAGAAAGCTTACTAAAGAATACTATGAAAAGTATGCTGAAGAGTTTAAAGCAGAATTATCTAAATGTACTTTGCCGGCTAAGATATCTTTTACATTTGTAAGGGGTACCAAACATAAATTTGATTACATCAATCCTGCACAAACAGTTCAAGATGATATGGTTAAAGCGGGTTGGATTGAGGATGATAATGCAGAGTTTATTCTTCCTGTATTTATTCAATATACATATGATAAGCAGAATCCTGGAGTATGGATAGAAATATTAACTGATGAATGTAATAAAGAAAAGTGATTTCTTTAATATTTTAAGATTACTTAATGGCCTACCTGTTGATTTTGATTTAGGAATGCATTGTTATAATAGTTTAGAGTTACAAGATAAATATATAACTGATAAGCTATTTGCTAAAGCTTTACATTATGATGCAAGAAAATTGTTTTTGAAAGGTAGAAACATTAAATATTCTTTAGGTTCTCTTACAATAAAATGTATACTTAATGATATCGGTGGTACATATAATGAAGAAACTTATAAAAAAATATTAGATAAAATTATATAGACATGATGAACATACAAGATATAGTTGCACGGACAACTAAAAGTTTAATATTTGAAGAGCCCTTTTACGGGCTTTTTTTAATTGGTATAAATAAGCAATACAGTGATAAAATACCTACAGCAGGTGTTAGTAAACACGGTATTGGCATGCAGTTAACAATCAATCCTGATTTTTACTTAAACTTAAGTGAAGATCATAGGTATGGTTTGGTAAAGCATGAGCTATTACACATTGCATTTGGGCACTTAATAATGAGAGATCTATATTCTAATCATAAGTTATTTAACATAGCTGCTGATTTAGAGATCAACCAGTACATACTGGAAAGTAAATTACCTGAAGGTGGTTTATTACTCTCAAGTTTTCCTGAATTAAATCTTCCTACTAAAGCAGGGACAAAAGTTTATTATAATCTTTTGGAACAGGCGCAACAGGATGGTAGTTCTCCTTCATTAGATAATCTTATGGATAAGATGGATGGTGAATCAGAATACTGTCATGGTACATGGAATGATTTTGATGATTTATCTGAAGCAGATAAAAAGCTTGTACAAAAACAGGTTGATCATCAGCTTAAGGAAGCAACACAAGAAACTCTTAAAAAGCAAGGTAGTGTGCCAGGAGAGTTAGCAGAGCTAATTCATAAGTTAATGCATGTTGAACCTGCAAAGTTTAATTGGAAAGCTTACTTAAGAAGGTTTGTTGGTAATTCAAGTATAGTTTACACTAGAAAAATGAGACGTAAGTATAATAAACGTTATTCTGAGAATCCAGGTTTAAAGATAAAGTTTAAGAATCACATACTTGTTGGCGTTGATACATCAGGGTCTGTAAATACAGAAGAACTAAAAGAATTCTTCTCTGAGTTAGCACATATGCATAAAACTGGTCATAAGATTACAGTTGCACAGTGTGATACACAGCTTAAAAGTGTAAAAGAATTCAATCCTAAAAAAGATTGGGAAATACATGGTCGTGGTGGAACAAGCTTCCAACCAGTAATTGATCACTATAATGAAAAGAAAGGAGTTTATACAGCTCTTATATATTTAACAGACGGTGAAGCATATTCTCCTGATGACTGTCCAAAAAATACCCTATGGGTACATAGCAGTATATCAGAGATAAATGATCAATTACCAGGACAAAAGATAAAACTAAATTAAATTAAAAAAGTAAAAATGGGTCAAGTAAATTTAAATGCTACAGAACTAAAAGGATTTGTAAATCACATAATCACAAACAACAGATTCTTACAAAAAGAAGGTAAGCAATCTGTATCTGTTGAGGTTGTTGGTGAATCAGGTATTGGTAAAACGTCAACCATTGTTGAACTAGCCAAAGAGAATGATTTAAACTTTGTTAAGTTAAACTTAGCACAGATAGAAGAGCTAGGTGACTTAGTAGGTTTCCCAGTTAGACAATTCCAAATGTATAAAGAGACAAAAGTTTCAGAAAATAAAAATGACATATCTTATACTGCTGCACAAAGAGCTGCTGCATCATCATCTCTGGCAAAGATGCCTCAAGTAAAAACCAAAAAAGTTGGTTTATGGGTTGATGAACTTGCTGTACAAGAGTATCTAAAAAATGGATACAAAATGACTGGTAAGAACAGAATGTCTTATTGTCCACCAGAGTGGATTGCTGATAAGAAATCAGGTGGTATCTTATTACTAGATGACTGGAACCGTGCTGATGTACGTTTCATTCAAGCTTGTATGGAATTGATTGACAGACAGTCTTATATTTCATGGACACTACCACAGGATTGGCATATTATATTAACAGCTAACCCGGATAACGGAGATTATATGGTTAACAGTGTAGATAGTGCACAGAAGACTAGATATGTAACCGCAAATCTTAAGTTTGATGTTAATGTATGGGCTCAATGGGCAGAAGAAGCAGGTGTAGATTCTAGATGTATTAACTTTTTGTTATTGAATCCTGAGTTAGTAACTCAAGAAACAAATGCAAGATCTATTACTACATTCTTTAATGCTATATCAAGTTTTGATAATTTTGAAGATAACCTTAGCATGATTCAAATGATTGGTGAGGGTAGTGTAGGTGATGCTTTTGCATCAATGTTCACAACCTTCATTAATAATAAACTTGATAAGCTTGTAACTCCAAAAGATTTGTTGACACATGATAATCAGCAATATATTTTAGGTGAACTTAGAGGTTGTATTGGTAAGGATGATAATTACCGTGCTGATATAGCATCTACATTAGCTACACGTTTAGCAAATTATGCTGTTGTGTATTCTAAAGAAAATACCATAAGTCAAAAGATTACAGATAGACTAAAGACACTATGTACTGAAGACTATTTTACTAATGACTTAAAATATTTGATTGTAAGATCAATATTTAGTGGTAATAAACAAAAGTTCAATAAATTAATGATGATCCCTGAGATTGTCAAAATGACTATGAAATAAAATGGCAAATAAATCAGTATATCAAGATTTTGATGCTGATGCTTTAACTTACTTTGCATTGGAGAGTGACACCGTTTATGGTGTCCTCTCTAATACAGAGTGTAATAAAGTATTATGTACTCAAGATAAAACAACATATGAAAAAATACACAGTATATTAACGGTCCCTACAGAGGATGACCAAACTTTTAGAACCAAAAAGAAAGCTTTTATATTACCTAAGTGTAATGTATCACAAGATAGATTAAAGGCTGCTCTTAAAGAGCATGGTATAACTGTTACAAATGATTATGAATTAGCAGATCTTATAATTGGGCATGAAGATAT